TGAGAATTGCGGTGGTGCTCCAGGTTTTTGGAGCCACCTCATACCCGGCGAAATGTTTGTCGGGCCTACACTAGATCGTAGTGTAGTTGGGGGTGCTATTGGGAAGGATACACTTGATGCCAACATTCGAATGTTGATGCAAGCTCCAACCCAAGCACAGAATAGTTTAACTGAGGATGGCTGGTTACTCCAGGCATTCCTCAGGGAAGCTACCTTCTTTGTCCTGCGACATGTGGACTACCTCCCTGTTCTTCCGATTTATGCGGAAGAGCATGGGTTAAAAGTTAGGTATCCCACTTGTGCATTATCTGCTGGAAATTTAGTCCAGCAGATCCTCCGTCGGGCCCTTGACCATGTCATGATCAGGGACCCGCGGTGTGCAGTTGCACTAGGGGCAAAGAACGGGGTCAGTTTGGCTAATGCTACTGGGCCGTGGTACTCTCAAGATGCCACGGCCGCAACGGATTTTCATCCGCAGTGGCTAACCCAGACTGTCTACCAGGAACTAACGGACATTTATCCTCAACTGAGGGGGTATGTCCGCTATTTTAATAAGTTGTTTGGGCCTAAGCGTTTGCTTAAGGTTGACCATTCAACAATCCTGGCACCCGACCTGTCGAAGTTTCACTTCAAGCCTTTGACATACGACACAGCGATTCTCATAAGAGATACCTATGCCGGATGGCTTGACTTGTTCTCGACATTGGAGAGTGACATCACTAACACGGGACAGATGATGGGTGATCCCACCTCTTTCCCTGTGTTGATGTTAGTCTCAATCCATTCCGCCGAACGGGCATTCCAGCTTTTTCCTCCCTCTTCGAGAGAGAAGAAGCAACGGAAAGCTCGCCGGCTTGGCCCGGAAGAGGTACTTGGACGGTTCGTTGGAGACGATGCCGCTTTACCACATTTCACAAAGTCTAGGCGTGAAGCCTATGATGTGTCCTGTAGGCAAAAGGGCGTCGTACTCTCTGAACCCAAGAGTTACTTCCATGACACGAATGCACTTCTTTGTGAAGTGCCTCTCGTGGATGGTCGCTCCGTACCGGAGTTGTCCTTGGCCATTTGGGGTGCTCCACCCGGAGGTTCCAAGGGTAGCGTCAGTTGGTTTAACCAACCCGCTACCTGGGAAGCCTACCGGCTTGAGCATCGGATTCCGAAAGGACGGTCTTTATACCGTTATTCTCCTTTCGTCCAATTCTGGAACCTCGCTTTACAGCTTGGTATCCCAGTAGGGGCTCCGATTGGTTATGGCGGCTTAAACCATCCTGAGTATCCACGTGGTATACCTACGTGGGACTCAGACTATTATTACCGCTGGCTAAACGTGCTCGCATCACTTTCCATTGAGGAGTTAGTGATGGGCACGGGGCTTTCAGTCATACCCGGGGGAACCAGTCAGCACTCAGATGAGATTGCTAGACAATGGTTCCGACGGAGACTGAATCGACCCGGCCAATCCCTTTTGCGGGAGCCTGCTTGCGAGGAAGATTTGTTTCTACCAAACGTAGAAGATATTCTTACTCGCGTGGCAGGTGTGGTTCGGTCCTGGGAGTCGTATGTCCGACCCCCTGTCGAAGAGTTTCATACACCATCTGTTGTACACATGGCGAAGAAACTACGATCTCGCGTACGTAAGGGTAAGCCCATTTCGGGCCACTTCTCTAACATCGTGAGAGACCATGAGCAAAAGCTCCTCAGGGTAGTAGAGG